AAGCTATTACAATTCGTCGGTCACACGCCGTGCCGTCTTTGAGCGTGACTCATACAAGTGTCGTTTTTGCGGCGTTGCAGTGAATGAAAATCTTCCTGCCAATCACAAGAGAAAAGCCACTCTTGACCATGTAGTGCCTTTAGAGAAGAAAGGCCCGCACGACTGGCACAATGTTGCCTGCTGTTGCCGAAAGTGCAACGTGGCAAAGCGTAACAAATGGGACGGTCGACAGGTTCTCGATTTCAGCGGTGGATGGGAGAAAGTCAATGGGTAAGCGAGGGCCGAAGCCACAGCCGACCGTGCTCAAGTTGGCTCGCGGCAATCCGGGCTGCCGGAAGCTAAACGACGCCGAACCGAAGCCGAAGGCTGAGAAGATAGAGCCGCCGAAGTATCTCACGGGCGAATCGCTCAAGTGCTGGAAGGTCATTACGCCCGGCCTGATTGCTACTGGCGTGATGACCGAAGCCGACGTGCCGACGCTTGCACGTTACTGCACAATGCACGAGCAGTGGCTCCGCTACTTGGCGGAGGTTCGTGCCGGGAATGACATTCTGGTGATACTCAACGACGACGGCAGCGTGAAGTACCAGCAAAGTTCGCCAGCCGCCACGATGCAACAGAAGCTTGCCACCTCAATGCTGAGGATAGAGCAGGAGTTTGGCCTGACCCCTTCCGCAAGGACTGGAATCGTTGCCCAGAAGAACGACGAAGCAGAAGATCCGCTCGCCCGGTTCCTCGGCTAAACTGCCGCCGATCAACAAGCAGGCAGCGGAGAAGGTCTGTGATTTCTTCCCGGTTGTGCTGCGTCACAGCAAGGGAGCAATCGCAGGCCAGCCGTTTGAGCTGTTGCCTTGGCAGAAAACCGTTCTGTCGGAGTTGTTCGGTCGCCTGAACCCTGACGGCACGCGAGTGCGCCGGGTTGGCTATATCGAGGTGCCGAAGAAGAACGGCAAGAGCACGTTGCTGGCTGGCATCGCGTTGTATTTGCTGGTAGCCGACGCCGAGCCTGGTGCTGAGATATACGGGGCCGCTGCCGACCGCGAGCAGGCGTCGATCATCTATCGCGAGGCCGCCGCGATGGTTCGGGCTTCGCCGAGCCTGTCGAAGCACTGCGAGGTGATCGACTCGCGGAAAACGATCCTTGTGAAGGCGACCAATAGTTTCTACCGGGTGCTGAGTGCTGACGCTTTTCGGGCTGAGGGTTTGAATATTCACGGTTTGCTATTCGATGAGTTACACGCCCAGCGAGATCGCCGCCTCTGGGCTTTCGCCCTCTGAGGAGACTCAGGGGGCGAAGGCCGAGAGACAACATGAGACGCACTTCGCTACGGCGGAGCATCTCGCAGGCAACCCCTGATCTTGTCGATCACCACCGCTGGCTATGATCGGCGGTCGATTTGCTGGGAGCAGCACCAGTACGCAGAGCGAGTGATGGCTGATCCGCTGCTCGACCCGACGTTTTACGGTTGCATCTTCGCTGCTGACGAGGGCGACGACCCGCAGAACCCGAAAACGTGGAAGAAGGCCAACCCGTCACTGAGCGAAACGATGACAGAGGACTCATTCGCGGCAGATGCCCGCGAAGCGGTCAACAGCCCGCAAAAGCTCAACAGTTTCCTGCGTTACCGGCTGAATGTCTGGGTCGCACAAGAGACGCGGTTCTTCAAGCCCTCCGCCTGGGCGAAATGTAACACTGAGCCCGCTGATTTGACCGACCGAGCCTGCTATATCGGGCTAGATTTGGCGTCGACGACCGACCTGACAGCCGCCGTGGTGGTCAGTGAGGACGAGAACGGCGTGCTGGACGTGGTGCCATTCTTCTGGTGCCCCTCGGAAAGCATCGAGCAGCGGAGCCTTCGGGATAAGGTCGACTACATTCAATGGGCAAAAGACGGGCTAATCCGCGTCACAGATGGCAACGCGACCGACTATGAAACGGTGAAGAACGACATTTTAGAGCTTTGCGACCGTTACAAAGTGAAGCAGATCGGCGTTGACCCGTGGAATGCCACGATGCTTTCGCAAGCGTTGGCTGCCGCCGGTTGTGACATCGTGAACGTGCGGCAAGGGTACGGCTCGCTCTCGGCACCGACCAAGAGGCTCGAGGCACTGGTGCTAGATGGTAAACTAAGACACGGAGGGCATCGCATCCTCGACTGGTGTGCTAGTAATACCGCAGTTCAAGCCGATCATACCGGAAATATAAAGCCCTCAAAGGCTAAATCGACCGAGCGAATCGACGGAATCGCCGCTCTTGTGACCGCGATGGCTGTACAGGCCGCCGCTGAGACACCACCACCCGAGCAAGACTGGAACATAATCAGCCTATGAGTACGGTCGACGTTATTAAAAACAGAGACGAGCACCGCATCCGCGAGCTTCGCTCCTTTGACTTTGCCGCCCTGGCTCGCTCTGGTGGCATGAAACGGGAGACGCCAGAGACGGCCCCCGAGGTGCCAGCAGTCATCGCGTGCATCCGCGTCATCGCCGAGAGCGTCGGCAGCCTGCCGCTGCATATCTACCGGATGGACAGCAACGGGGCGAAGGTGCTGGCGACCGACTCGCCGCTCTATCGGCTTATGCGGTACGCCCCGAACGACGAGCAGACCAGCCTTGAGCTGCGGGAGCAGCTCGTGATGCTCTATCTGCTCTATGGTGACGCCTACTGTGAACTCCAGCGGGATGATCGCGGCACAATCACTGCCATGATGCCGCTGCACCCGTCCAGAATGACGACTGAGCGGCTGACCGATGGCTCGCTTCGGTACATCTACCGCGAGCCGAGCGGACGCCAGACGATCTACAACCAGCGGCAGTTGTGGCATTTGAGGATGCCAACGCTCGACGGCGTTCATGGAATCAGCCTGCCGAGCCTGGTGAAGGACGCAATCGCCCAGGCTCGTGCCCTTGAAGCCTACGGGCTGACCTACTTTGCCAACGGTGCCCGTCCTGGGGTGGTGCTCCAGAGCGACAACCCGATACCAGCCGAGGCGGCAGAGCGGATGCGTGAGCAGTGGGAGCGGATGCACCGAGGTGCCGACCGTGCCCATCGCACTGCCGTGCTGCCGAACGGGCTCAAGGTTCACGAATTGAGCGGCAGTAACGAGTCCAGCCAGTTCGTGGACGCCCGCAAGATGGCTGTTGTGGAGATTTGCCGAGCGTTCCGCGTGCCGCCGCATCTCGTGCAATCGCTCGACGGTGCGACCTACAGCAACATTGAGCACCAGAGCCGCGAATTTCTGACCTATACGCTGCTTCCGCATCTGCGACGTATCGAGGACAGCATCGCCCGCGATCTGATCGACGATCCGAATTTGTTCGCAGAGCATGACGTGCATGCCTTCATGCGTGGCGACTCGGCAGCACGTGCGGCGTGGTATCAGCAGGCGATGGCGACCGGCATTCTGAGCGTCAACGAGGTCAGGTCGATGGAGGGCTTGAACCCTATCGGCCCCGAAGGTGACGAGCGATTCATGCAGGTGAACATGACGACGCTGAGGCAAATTGCTTCGGTGTCGCAGGTTGCTGAGGAGGCAGAGGACGGCAACCAGTTGGCTGTTGCCGAATCAGGTGAAATCCAGCAGCAGGCCTTGAACGGTGCCCAGGTTTCAGCGTTGCTGGAAATCGTCGCAGCTGTATCCGGCGGACTTCTGAGCAACTCTGGTGCATCGGCGTTGATCGAGTCGGCGTTCCCGACGCTAGACAGCGGACTTATCGAAAAGATTGTTTCCGGTAGTTTGGAGATTAAACAAGATGGAACTTGAACGACGCGGCCTGACTGAGCCGGTTGAGGTGCGAGAAGAGGCGGACGGCGTGCGAGTTGTCGGCTATGCGGCACTCTACAACAGCCGCAGCGTCATCCTGCCGGGTGGCTTTCAGGAGATCATCCGGCCTGGTGCGTTTGATAGCTCGCTCGAAAATCCAGATACGGACGTGGTTGCCCTCTGGAATCACGACGAGAACTTCCTGCTTGGCAGGCAATCGAGCGGCACGCTGAAACTTTGGGCCGATGAGCGTGGGCTGATGTATTCGGTGCTCATGCCGTCGTCGCGTGCAGACGTGACCGAGGCCGTGCGTCGAGGTGACGCCAAAGGAAGCAGCTTTGCCTTCACGGTTGAGCGTGACGGGGAAGAATACGAGCGAAGTGCAGACGGTGGCCCGCCGCTTCGGTACATTTCCAAGGTAAAGGGGCTTTACGACGTTTCAGTGGTCGTGCATCCGGCCTACCCCGAGACTACTGCCGCAGTCCGACAGCGTGCGGCTGAGTTTGCCGAGCCAGTGGAGCACGAAGCCGAGCCTGTGCCTGCTCGCGTGAGCCCGCTGGCCCGTGCTGCCCACGTTGCGAGGTGGCTGCGGCGTGAGTTCTGATCGCGTTTGCAATCGCTGCGGTGGCCTGATGCGATGCCGGAACAGCAAGCGTTCCGGCAGTTCGCAGGTTCAGTACTTGGAATGTCGCAACTGTGGCACCAAGAAACGCGACACCGTGCCCGCTCATCTGATTTTTCGCCGTAAAGGGGTGTAGCGTACACCGTTTGGCGTTGGCTGTTTGTTCTGATGAATGGAACCCCTACCGACAGGGAAACTCTAAGGAGCGAAAACCGACTATGAAACTTGACCAGATTAAAGCTGAAAGCCGCGAAGTAGCGGACAAGATCGACAACCTGCGGGCCGTTGAGTCTGATGACGCCGCCGTCATCGAGCAGCGTGACGCTGACCTGGCTGGCCTGATGGCCCGAGCCGAGGAACTCGAAGCTGCCGCCGAGAAGGCTGCCAGCGTTGCCGAGGCCCGAGCCAAGCTCGACGCTATCGTGAATCGCTGCTCGGCTCTGGAAGCCCCGCGAGCCGTTGAAGCCCGCGAAGTGGCGAAGCCTCGGGCGATCCAGTACGGCGGACGCATTCGGCACTTCCACGACGCTGAGCAGGCTTACCGCTGCGGCCAGTTTATCGCTGGTTACGTTCTCGGTGACGCCTCGGCCCGTGAGTGGTGCGAGCGGAACGACGTATACACCCGTGCGATGGGCGGCAGCTCGGCTACCAAGGGCGGTGCCTTTGTCGACGACGTGCTGAGCCAGACGCTCATCCGCAACGTCGAAGAGAAGAACGAAGTCTACAACGAGATGCAGCGGTTCCCGATGACCTCGGACACGCTGCTGGTGCCAAAGCGTACCGGCGGCTTCACTGGTGCATGGATCGCTGAGAACGCCGAGATCAGCACGAGTGACGCGACAGCATCACAGGTGCAGCTCGTTGCGGGCAAGTACGCGGTTGGCGTGAAGGTCGCCAACGAGTTGCTGGCCGATAGCGTTATTGACCTAAGCCAGATGGTGGTGCAGGAGTTCACGACTGCCTACACCGCTGCCCTGACCGAGGCCGTCGTCAACGGTGACGGATCGAGCAGCTACGGTGGCATCACGGGCATCCTCGACAGCGTCGGTGGCATCCTTGCCTCTGGTTCTGCCGGAAGCATCCACACGACCGACGTTGGCAACAACCTGCCGACCGAAGTGACCGTGGACGACTTCACTGCGTTGCTGGCGATGACGCCTCGCTACGCTTTGGACAATGCCAAGTTCATCTGCTCGCCTTACGTCTACCACCAAGTCATGCAGCGTCTTGACCTGGCCCAAGGCGTGAGCAGCTTGCAGACCGGAGCGGGTGCGAGCTTCCTCGGATATGAGGTGGTTCTCTCGCAGGCCATGCCTGGCAGTTCTGCTGGTGCTGGTGACTGCATCGCCCTCTTCGGCGACTTCTCGCGGGCTGGTGCCTTCGGCATCCGCCGAGACTTCGAGATCCGCAGCAGTGCTGATCGGTACGTTGAGTATGACCAGACGGCTCTATTCGGGACACTCCGGGCAACTGCTGTTTGGCATGACCTCGGCAGTGCATCCGCTGCTGGCCCTGTAGTTGGCCTTGAGCTCGGTGCCGCCTCCTAGCACCTGAGCCGATGACGTGGCAGCCCGGCCCTGGCTAACGCTGGGGCCGGGCTTGCCGGTGGCATCACTCGGTAGGAGGTGACGTGTGCAGGTTGAATTTGTCAGGGATTGGCGTTGGTTCCGACGCGGGCAGGCTGTTGATATTGCCCGAGGTCGCGCTGATTTGCTCATCCGTCTCGGGCTGGCTCGCCCGCTATCTCAAACGGCTGCTCGACCGCCAGAGGCACGAACAGCAACGGCAGAAGAAGCCCCCAAGAAAGCCCGACGCAAGCGAGCAAAGCGGAGCAAAAAGTCATGAGATACCGAACGCTCCGCCGCCTGACTGATCCAAGCGTTGAGCCTGTCAGCCTCGCAGAGGCCAAGGCCCATCTGCGGGTCGAGCATGATGCAGACGACGCCGTGGTTTCTGCGTGCGTTGTCGCGGCCCGTGAGTGGGTC